GCCGTAGTCATGCGTAATTCGTGCGGTTCAATTCATACGACGATCCGGGGGCAGCAGCCCCCCGGAAGATAATTACAGACTTATATTTCCGAAAGGCTAAGTTTAACCCCCTAAACAACAGAGCAATACGTGGTGGACTCCGTATGAAAGGATTTCTAAAAAGGCAACCACTATCCTTAATAGACATTTCAATTGTGCTTTAGCGCCACAGACTACCATTATCCCTTAATGATTAGGGGTATTTCCAAAATGAAATACCAACAAAGTTTTAACGACAACTTCTGTCGATTACATCAAGTACAAATACTTATGTATTAGCTTTATACATAGGTGGATCTATGGGCCTAGGCCTTTTATAGACATTTCAGTCTCAACTCTGTACTAAATACAGTATTGATGGTTAGGTAAATAATTCTCACCAGTAGAAACGGGTGGAATAGAAATAAAAACTGATAAATTCAGATCATCAGCTCCAGCTCTATATACGTTATGTAAATGTTGATCAACTGAAGCTCCAGACACAACTGCTGTCCGCGGTAAACCTACGTGCACATACACTTGAGTCATTGATTCTAATCTAGGTCTCTGCGCAGAAACGTTAGCATTATCATAAGAAATGCAATCATTTACTGCTCTACCAATAGATAAAGTATACTGTGGTATCTCTAATTCTATGGCAGAATTTATTGTATTTAATTGCTGTAAAGCAATTTGGTTAGTATCACTCACTTTAGGTGGAACAAAAGCAAATGAAGACAATAAATTAGGCATTGTACCCTCATCTAAATGATTCCTGTTGAGGGTAGTAACCTTCACGGTACCTACAGGGTTAGTGATCAACCCTGGATTTACTACATCTTTTATTCTAACACCACCAGACCACATACCAAAACATAAGGCCCAACGTCCCAAAAGATCAGTTGTTCCCCATGAAGTACCAGCAGTCAAAACAGCTGGAGGTACAAAAATAACATCTGGTTGCACTACTAGCAACGGAAGATTAAGAGAATACGTATCTCCCGTGGGATTCATAGAAGTATATCTTTTCAAATAACTCCTTAATGAGGAGATTTTATCACCAATAGAAATAGAAGAAAATGTAATATCATCACCTTTTACTTGTGAATTACCGATAGAAAAGGAAACCTTTCGTGAGCTGGTAATACCACTTTGTCTGTCCAAAGCTTTCATAGGTGTAATTGGTAATGATGATGGAATGGCAAATTCTAAATCTCTTCCTCCTGCCATTTCACACATAATATTTATAGTTGATGCCACCGAAGAAGGAGCAACCAAAGGATCTACAATTCTAACATGTATAAGTCCAATGATTTCATTAGGATGACACCATGGCGTAGTGTTAATGTACGGCACTACAAATTCCACTTCATCTATTTCTCTAATATCCACAATTTGTCTATTGATATACGACGGATTAACAGGCGCAATCGTAAGGGGGTCATTGGTAGGAGTAAACTCAAAAGATAATCGCCCAGAATGAAATTCTGTTTTGGCGAATTTAAAAATGAACACCAAAGACCCTCTCCAAGTATTAAAATGAGTCATCAAAAATCCGCAAGGCAAATAATTTCTATACCCATCTGTGGATGTATAAAACTTGGCCGGATTAACCGTTTCAGTCATTAAAATATCATCAGCTAATCCTGTTGTGCTCCACGCTTGGGTTTTATACCAAGCAGGAATTGTTTTAATAAAAGTAAAATCCATCTGGTCGACTGAAGTACCAGTAGCTCCAACAAGTGGAACTGTAGAAGGTTTTACTAAATATGACAAAGATTTCACAGGAGCATCTCCATCAACATTGCTATGATTTGCATTATTTGTTAAAAGCATCTTGTTAGTAGAATCACCCTGATTTGGTTTTGAGTACCCAAAAATCGCTGCTGTCTGGGAAACTCTGTCCGCTATCCACGACGCACTAAGGGCATAACCCCCTATGAGGGGCACACCACTTAACGCATCAAATGAATTAGCAAATTTCTTCGCAACGCCAGAAATTGGGCCGTTACGAATGGCAGATTCTTTTTCTGACACTCCTTTTCCTTTACTAAATCCAGATTGAGGTTCAACAGCACCAAACAACTTAACATTCTCTAAACTAACATATAAAGTGTAAGGTACAGTAGTCGAACCTGTAGGAGCAACTAATGGAGAGTAGGGGCAAATCGTCAATAATCCTAACATTCTATCATAAACGCCAGTTACAATCTTTTCTATTGGGAAAAATGTATCTACACTGGCATAAGGAATAATCAACTCAGCAGACGTGCCTGAATTTATGTCGAACTCTACATGTTTCATCGTAGTTCTTTGTACTAATGTATGTTGCATCATGTTCCATCTATTAACTATTCTGAGGCCTATACTATCCCTATAAGCACCACACATAGGCATCCAACACATCATATACCTTCCTTGTTGAAATCTATTAGAATTAAATACCATCTTTATTTTAAAATCACATCGTATTCCATAAAAACCTTTTAATTTATCCTCCCAAATATTAGCATTTGGAGCTCCGAAAACCTGACCAGGAAACCAAAAATCAGTAAAAGTAGAAACAGTATCAGTAGTCGAAAATGTTCCTGCTGCGAGTTTGATTGGTCGAGCGAGAAAGGACTGCAAAGATTCTTGTGTACTCTGAGTATCATTCATTCCCAAATAACTAGAGTTAATCATTGTAGAATGTGATTCTTCTTCAATTGTGACGATAGCGTCATCAATAAATTGTGTAGTGGACATCTCCGTTTCCGGAGCCACTTGTTCTACGGGTACGTTATGTCCTGCCGCTTGAGACAGGTCTGATTGCCGAACCAACACATCAGATTTTAATAAGCACTTACTTACCTTTTCAGGCTGTTTAGGCATGCTGGACTCTAAACATTTAGGTAGCTCACAAACGTTATTTCTTATAGTTGTACTTTTCATAATTTTAAAAAAAATGGGTGGCTATCCCGATAAATTGTTAACGTCCATTTTACGACGCTCTATTTTAGAAGTAGAGACTTCCATTTACAGTTAATGTCTGCCTATTTAACCCATAAGTGGGTTATTTCACTACTAAAGAGTGAAATTTGTAGTATCTAGCACAGAAGAATAAACTTCCTTAAAGTCACTAGAAAACATACCTTTTGGTTTTGCACCTTTGTAATGTTCCTTGAGTAAATGGTCTATGACACAATACCACTCATCATAAGTCTGTTTTCCATGCAAACTTATCTCTCTAAGAACCAAACCTGCATTATCCACTGCAATTTCATGCCTTTTCTCTCCTTTCTTAGTCCAGTTCAATATTTCTATTATCGCTGAAAACCTCAATGGAGCAATCCACCTATTCTTAAAAGAATCTCTTACAAAAGACCTCTTCAAAAATTCTACTTCCTGAATTGGTCTAAAAGCACGCTTTGCAGTATCTTTGAGTTCAGTAGTATAAACCATCCCTACTTTCCTCATGAGCTCTGGCATTTTTAACTCATTAAAATTTTCTCTAAATTTCTTAGAAACAGAGAAAATATTATCATCTCCTAAAGCAGCTATATATACATTTTCATGAAAATCACCAATTTCATTACCTGCAAACATCCATGCTACTCTAAAAGCCAAATTATTATACATCGTATTTATAATGGAAGTCAAAGGATTACCAGAAGGCATTGATGAAAACCATTCATACACATCTTTTCCATGTATGTGTCTAGAATTGGTTATCTCAGCCCACAAATATTTTCTAACCATAGAGGCATGAATATTTTTGTACCCATACCAATCCGAAATTATCCTATACACCAAATTAAGCAAATAGGGTTGTTCATGTCCATCAAATTTACTATAATCACCAGCTCCAACAAGAATCTCTCCGTCTTCATTACTGCCGTGTACTTTCAATTTGTGTACCAAATAACCCCACTGTTCACCATAAGGATTTACTCCTATAGCAGAACCAACATCCAAATTTGCTCCTATATACGCATCCATAAAAGCGCCATAGTACATTCTAAATAAAACTAACAAATAAAATGGACTTGCAGAGAAAATTCTAGTTTTGCCAAGATGGCACTTTTCTATACTAACTTTCTCATCTTTCAAACAATCCGTATATAAAAAGGCTGGACGTTTACCTACAGCATACATATCTAAAAGTCTATTCACTTCAGACTCTATTTCAATGTAAGCTTGTTCTTTAACTTCCGGTGTAGAAGTAATTGAATAGTACCTTTTCTTGACATTTTTCTTGTCTATACTCAATGGCCAACCAGCACTAGTACTTGACATTATTGGACCAACACCTCTGAAACTATGCAAAGCATCCTTCAATTTCAAAGGCATTATTCTGTCATACTTATAATTACTAGTAGAAACCATTATAGTCTCTAAGTAGTCACCGGCTGCTTGGGAACACAAACTAGATGAAATACACACTTGATCTTTACCATAATTTAGCAAACCATTTGCGTAAGGATCAATATATTTACCATCTTTATCAAAAAATGGTTTCAACTTAGCTGGAAGTGTTCCTGGGTCATCATAAGGAGCAGGCAACTTGCCATAAAATTCACTCTTGGTAATGTCAGACTTAAAAGGCTTTGGTGCAGCCATTGAATCTGGTACAACTGAAGTATGACATACTCCAGATTGACTTTCCATTGATAATGGATGATGCTCACCCAAATCTTCTAGACCATCTTCTTGTAAATAACACCCATCAAGTCCACAATCTTTAAGATCAGAACATATGTCACTGTAAGTAAGAGTTGAAGAAACCCCTTTCTCACCATATCCAGCAACATGTAAGCCAAGAATACATCTACCAGTTTCAGTATTCTGTTCTGTAACCAACAGTGAACCACAATCACCTTTACTCGAATTAGAGTTATAAGAGATTGTATTAGTGATTATATAACCAGGTTCATTTTGTGAATCAGCTTTCACATAGTAAGAAGTCGAATCAAACGTAGCATCCATCTTCTTACATGTTATAGTGTTTCCATTATTAGACAAAGAAACACCTACCAAACAAGTAGGCACCAATTTCATACGAGACATCATATCATACTCACGAGTATCCACAATGTAACGTATAGCACCAGTACTATTAATCTGTGCATGATTCAATACCATATAAACCAAATCTTTATCTAAACTATTTGCAGTAGCATACCCACTGTCTAAGAATTCCCCTACAGGGAACCTATAAATGATTCGCTTATTTACAGTGGTTAAGACAATTTCAAAATCATTTTCATTGTCTAAAGTATGTCCTTCAATAGCATCCAAGAAATGGTGAGGCAAAATGAATATGTTTCCAACCAAATTCAAAGTTTGGCCAACTTTCTTAAGGATATCAGTTTTAACATTTCTCACATATACTATAAAATAGTATTTGTTCAAAACTTTAGTAACCACATCAGAATGATTAATAACATCGACATCTTCTGTCGAGATCTTACCCAAAATTGAAGTATCAAACCCGTCCAAAGACAAGCCTTTCCTTCGTGCGGTTCTTAGCCTTAATCCTCTCCGTTGATCAACTTTTCCTTCCCAATTAACATTTCCCTGTTCTCTAATCTTATCACCTTTCTTCTGTTTAGGAACATGTCTCTTCTTAGTATTCAATGGCTTCGCAAACGGACTATCGGGAGAAGGAGTATGCGACTCCAATTCTTCCAAATCAATATTGACCAAAGGTTCCTCAGGGAAAAAGTACTTTAACATCCTTTGTACCACTTTTATTAATGCAAAGCCAGCAACACCGAGTATAGTTAAAGTTCCAAGATTATTCCTAACAATGGAACCTAATGAAGATAAAGTATTTTTCATATATTCATAACAAGAACACATGACTTCATATGCTGAAGGAGTATTCTCATACACATCATCACTAACCTGAGTATGCACTCTGTACCTAGAAGCAATGTGATTTATATTTACTTTAATCTCCCTATCCTCGATATAAATGATCTTATCAATCTCTGAATAGTCATACATAATACCAATACCATCAAAACAAGTAAAATTGCCATATCCCACTTCAGTAAGGTTTGCAACTTTAAAAAATTTTCTGACAACATCAACTCTCAAAGAAAGTAATGCCTGTCCCAATCGATCATTTAGAATATCATGTTTAAACTTCAGCATTGAAGCATGTAACTGATAACATGATGCTGGATAGAAAGCACCAGGATGAACAACGGTTTTTAAATCATGTGACCTTAACTCTGCCATACCGTAATATTTATCCAAATCCTTATCATATACATCATTAAGATGTTTATATTCTCCATCTTTTCCAGATTGTCGATTTACCATCTTAGTTGAATTCCGCAATTTACTGAAAAGTGTTCCAGGTTCTGTCATACTTTCCATAAAAACGCCACCAAAATCACCATATTCATCAATATCTAACTCGGTATGTAACTTTTCAACTGAGTCATATGTCGACTTGATGTTAACAATGTAATCACTAATATGATCCACATGGAAAGCTATCATTGTTTTTACTAATTCACTTAGAGAAATATTTTCACCGTTGCAAGTAAAAATCCAATAATCATTAGGTATTTCACTACCCATGACAAACTTATCCTCTTCCAAAAATATTTTACTATCTTTTTCTAAGGCAGAATATTTTGGGTTGACAGTCACATCAACCGTCAGATGGAATCTACGTGCAACTGCTCCACAATCCCTAATGGCTTCTATTTGGTTGAAATTCATCAAATTTGTAGTAGCCACCACAAATGCTGATCTAAAAAACTTAGTGTTCTTCACTGACACATCAGCCATTTGTAGTACAAAAGGATTTGAATTAATCATCTTAATTACTTTTAAAGCCTCAGAATCTGCATCACCAGCCACATCACGTGTTTGAAACAAATCATCAGCTACAGCGACCCAAGCTTTGTAAGTATAACCATCCCAAAATTTATCCGTTGGAATATTATACACAAAAGAATCTGGATTTTCTCTCCATTCTTCTTGCCACATCTTAGGAAGTGTGAACCTAGTAACTAATCTGGCAATCCTATTTAAAGCAATGGTCTTCTTGGTACCAGGTTTACCACGCAACAAAAGACCTACTGGTTCTACTCGACTTCCACTTAAAGCTCTCATAGTAACCTTATGTTGTATCGCTACTCTCTCATAATCTTTCAATAACATAGTTATTCTATTATAATCATAAGAAGATCTATCAAGCTTTCTCAAAAGTTTACTACCCAAGGCTACATCCTCTATAAAAACTTCATGTGAAAAAGCGTCAACTTCACTAGCACCGGTACTAAACTTCACTAGTTTGTCTGATACAGATTCACAGAACTTTTTGGCTTCTTCTGAAGTATATTTGTTTATATTAAAAATATTTACAAAATTAACTTCAGTTTTAAAAATAAAATTAATGCCGTCTTGTATAAATTCTAGACAAGTGGTCATCAAATTTGCCAAATTACTTACAGCATAATCTCTATTATTCAAAAATGATAAAAAGTAATCCACAGCACCTGCTTGTAACTTTAATTTATTACTAACAGCCAAGTATGACAAGAAACATCCGGCAGCCGTTTTCATAATATCTACTGATTCCAATGCAGAATGCGCATCTAATTCTTCTATTGTAGCCTCATGTTGGTACATGTCTTCCATTACAACCTCATCTGGATCTCCATAAACCGTAGAGCGCACAACCTTACCACTCATCAATTCAATCAAATAAACAATAACCCTCATAGAGTTAGTCCATATAACTGAATTGAAAAAGAAATCACAAGTGTCATTACTCCATCTTGGAGTTTCCATCATCACATCAAAGGCCTTTTTACATTGTATGAACAACAAATAATACGCAGAAGCTATTATCATAATAGTAATTATCTTCTTTGTAGTAGAGTTAGCAGTCTTTTGTACTTTGAATGCTAAAACATTTAACCCTAAAGTTAACAAAACACAATGGTCATAGTTAAAACTTTTAAACCAAGCAAAAACATTTTCCATAAAACCTGGTGTGTGATACTCAGGTGCAGTATTGTATGAATCACTATCAGAATCCCTATGTTCAACCCTTTCTAAGGCTGTAATAGGAGTCCTATTATCATTAGAACCAGAAGGCCCACTTGGATAAGTGGCACGAATGAATGGTTTACCTGAAAGACCTAACATCTCAGGCAGACCATTCACTTCGACCTCAGGCAGTTTAACATTGAAATCAGCGCTAACCCGATGATCACTATCAAACATACCTTGTCTCTCAAGTACTCTGTCACCTGCCTTCATAACCTTTCTCAAGGCTAAGAAGTTACCGACTGCTTCATTGAGAGTGTAATTCAAATTATTATAAGACACGATTTCAGTAAGAAAACTTACAAATTTCGCATCTTTAACAAAAAATTCCAGATCGACAAGATCGTAAATAAAGAAAATATTATTTTTTTTTAGATTTTTTAAATTTTTGTAATTTTTTATCCCACTATTCCCCAATAGTGTCTTTTGTAATTTTTTTGATTTTTTATATTGTTTTTTATATTTTTTGTTATTAATTAATTCAGAAGCGGCATCGTAAATGCTACTATCATTATGCAATAAAATGAAATTGTCGAAATGTAAATTTTTGTGTTGTAGAGGAGCTAAACGTATATACACTGTATAAAATATAAATCGCATAACAGCATGCATCCTTCTACCAGAAGTATCTTGATGCCATATAGGCAAACCTCTTATTAGAAATTCCCTAAATACATCATCATCCGATATCCTCGCTAAATGTGTATATAGCTGCCAAGTTAATTCAATACTTGATTTAGTAGCTTTTTCTCTCATAGACTTCATCTGTAACAATGAAGTAGTCAAGTCTTGATCTCGCAACTCTTCAGTTTGCAAGCGAATCACGAGATCTAACTTAGAATTCTCATATATCTTGTCCACATCCAATCGTTGGGGATCGATTGGAGTGTTGGCAAATAAATCCTTAATGCTCTTAATCCCTTGGTTCTTAATATAAGAACTAATGTCGAATAAAACGTTGTCTTCAATTGCTGTGTGTATTTTCATATTTGCTAATAATGGTTTACAAAAGCTACCTTCTAAAACTTAGAAACAAATTAATATAACAATTGTATATAAACAAAAGCGTACTGAACATTTTTATAATCTAGAGGCGTCAGCATAAATTATACTATAGGTGCACACCTTTTTAATAAAATATCCAATATTAACATTATATTCTTGAACGCAGCATGAACATCAATGATAGGTTGCCACGCGAATACAATAGGTTACTAAATAATTTAAAATTTATATATTCTTGCAGCAATTAATAAGTCCCCTGGGTCCTAG